GGGGAAGAACATCCGTTATCGTCTCGCAAATAACGGGGATGATTGTGTGTTGTTCATCCATCGTAAAGATTTGGTGTCTTTCTCCACAGGACTCAAAGAGTGGTTCAGGGATATGGGCTTCACCATGGTGGTCGAAGACCCAGTGTACGAGCTTGAGGAAGTCGTATTCTGTCAGTCGCAACCTGTGTTTGATGGGATGTCTTGGACTATGGTCCGAGATCCCAGGACAGCACTTGCAAAAGACTGTGTGTCGCTGAAACCTTGGCATAGTGTCAAGGGGTTTGAGAGTTGGATCAAAGGGGTTGGGATGTCTGGCACTTCGTTGGCTGGAGGAATCCCAATTTATGACTCTTTCTACAAGGCATTTGTACGTGCTGGAAAAGGAAGGGCTCCCCGGAAAATTACTGCGGAAGACGGAGGGTTGTATTGGCAATCCCACGGGATGCACAGGAGGGACCTGCCTATCACAGATATGGCTAGGTTTTCTTTCTGGAAGGCCTTTAGGATACCTCCGGATATGCAGATCGAGCTCGAAAAACACTACTCACAAACCACCCCTTCTTACACACCACCCCAGGACGTAGGAATGTCGTACCCCGTGTGGGATCACGACTACCTGGAGTGCTAGTTCCTGCTGCTGCGGAGCATACAATACCGAACCCCAGAGCACACTGGGTTAACAAAGCATTGGGTCGTGTTGAACAATGGACCAAACCGGTGCCACAAGGCTTAATACTTCCGGCCTTTCGGGGGTAGGTGGAATTCGGGGCGTGTCTGCCCTATCGGACAACGCCTATGCTAAACAAAATGCCGAGAGACTGCACGGCTCCGCAAGCTAGACACAGCTTGTACAACACGATGTACAGTCCCGCTAGTGGTGGCGGGATCCAATACACACCACATTTTCTTCAAGATTTCGCAAATCACTATTAATTTTTATTCTGCCACAGTAATCGTTCGTTATGCCTCAACAGAAGAACCAGGTCGCCAAGAAAATCCAGCTGCGCAAGGCAGGGAAGCCCCGCAAGGTCACCCAGCATATGCAGTTGGTCTCCGCCCCCCAAACACGAGCCATCCGAGCAACCGCACCGTCAAGCCAGAGACAACAGTGCATGGTGCTCGAGGTGGGCAACGGGTTCCAGTCGTACACACTGCACCCGGACAACATTCCGTGGATGGCGGGGATCGCCCCATCGTTCCAAAGGTGGGGCCTCAACAACCTGAAAATCTGGTACGAACCCAGGGTGTCAACGAACACAAACGGGACGATAGCGATGACGGTCCTTTCGGACTTCAAGGACGCTACCCCGACCTCGTTCCAGTCACTCACATCAGTGACGGGAGTGACACGAGGAGCACCATGGGACAAGTTCACACTTTCCTCCCCAAAATATCGAACCTTCGAATACACAAAAGTCGCGACGCTATCAGATGAAGACAAGAACGGCCGTGCCATCGGCCGCATAGTATCGCACGCCGACATGGACCCGGATTTTTCCGGAATCGCAGGTCGGATTTTCATTGAGTTCACGCCAATCTTGTTGGATCCAACGGATCCGACGCTTCAAGCCTAGGGTACTGGGCCACCACCCACGCCAGGACGGCTAGCGGGGTTGAGGGACTATACAGCTGAGGATCCTACGGGTGACAACATGCTGGGGTTCCCCTCTGCAGTGGTCTGGGCCGGTGCCCTGGAGTATCACACGGCGGACGGGCGCAGTTATCTGACCAACGTGTCAGCTGTGACTTTGCTTGTCGCCGTGCGGTATCTGGCAACAGATTGGAGTCGTTACTTACCAGGTAGGCCAAGCCTTGACGTTAAGTATAGTGACGACATTGAACCACGGAAATTTGAGTATCTGGACAAGGTGGGGACGGATCGTAGAGGTATTGCATGGTATGCTGGTGGCGTTTTTCCCCCCGGCGCGGTTATGAGTTTTAGCATAGACGGCTCACCCAATGCTGGATCAACCAGTCAGTTTAGGGTTGCGTGGGACGAACAGTATGTTCTTCCACCTACACAGATTGACAGGCCTACGCG